CAAGCCGATGCGCGGGCCATGGCCGGAAAACCGCGTGAAGGATCTGATCGACAAGATCGTGGAGGTTTACGCGGAGGATGAAGGCTGACGGCTTCCTGCGGGCTACGCTCGAAAATATATCTCGCGGCATGTATGACGATTTCGTCGAATCGAGCTGCCGCTCCATGCGGAAATCCGGCGCCAAGGCCGTCATTGTCCGGAAGGAGATTGGAAGCTGCTGCGACTGGTGCCGGAGTCTGGCCGGGACGTACGACTACAGTGCGGGGCAGTATCCGGACGATATTTTCCGCCGGCATCAGAACTGCCGGTGCATCGTCACCGTATCGAACGAAAAGGGCCATTATACCGACGTATGGTCCAAGCGCGAATACGATTCGGAGCGGGAGCTGATCCGCGGGCGGATCGAGGATATCCAGCACGAAGAGGCGCGCACCGCCGTGAGGGAACGGAAAGCCCGGAAGCGGGCTAAGGCTGTTTCCGAGGGAAAGCAGTTTTTCGATTCGACCGACTTCTGGAAGGACGCAGACCGCCGCGCCGGGGAGGACTTCTACACCGGAGTTAAGGATCCGGGCAAGGTGTTCTACAAGGACGGGCAGCGGTACGAGATCGACAATCATCATGTCAAATTCGAGCCGTCACAGCACGAGCGGGAGATCGCCGAGGTCCTTGCTGAACAATTGCATGAACGGGTCATTTTGCAGCCGAAGATTGAATATCCAAAGGGAATAAAAATGCCGGATTACACTATCGGCGGAAAATCATATGACTTAAAAACAATAGAGGGAGCTGGAAAAAACACACTTGACAGTTCAGTAAAAAGGAAAAAAGGACAGGCGAGCAATTTCGTCTTTGATGTCACAAAGTTTGCGGTTTCAGACGACGAAATGTTTCGTCAAGCGTCACACATCATCGAACGAAGAGACTGGATTGACAAGGTTATTCTGATCCGGAACAACGAAATCATTCGGGTTTTTGAGAGAACATAAAAAAATGGAGCCGACCCCGGCCCAAGGGGGCCACGATAAGCTCCATTCTAACCAGCAGCAACCCTAAAGTGGATCACCCCCGGCATCTTTATTATATGCACTTCCCCATGAAAATGCAAGCTTTTTTGCGGCCTCGAGAAAAATAAAAGCCGCCTAAAATGTCCAGATCACTGGACATATAGACGGCTGTGAGCCGACCGCAGCCCAAGGGGGCCGCGACCAGCTCCGCGGAAGCCGACCGCAGCCCAGATGTGCCACGATAGGCTCCATTTCAAGCGCCTAACACGTCCAGGAAACTGGACGTATAGGCGGCTATCCGCCAGACCGCAGCGCTCTCACGCCACGACCCAGCGTCTACGTTATTATACGCATATTTCCCATGAAAATGCAAGCTTTTTTGAAAGGAACGGCCCATGAAAAAACGGCGCGGCAGCCAGAATCCGACGAAGCTGATCCTCTGCCGGTATAAGCACAAGATGAGCCGGTACGGCGAGGCCGTGGAGCTTTACGAGCGGACCGGCCGCACCGCGCAGCGGTGGCAGGTGCTTCTGCTGCGGCACATTCTCGCCACGGACAAGGCCGGTCTGTGGGTGCATACGAAATTCGGCTATGCCGTCCCGCGGCGAAACGGAAAGAACGAGGTCGTCGTCATGCGCGAGATCTTCGGGCTGAAAAACGGCGAGCACATCCTGCACACCGCACACCGGACGACCACGACGCATGCGGCATGGGAGCGGCTCTACGATATGCTGCAGAAGGCCGGCATCCCGGTAGCCAGCACATACCGCGCCTACGGCCGGGAGCACATCTTCCTGAAGAACGGCGGAAAGATCGAGTTTCGCACCCGCACCAGCAAGGGCGGTCTCGGCGAGGGCTTCGATCTTCTGGTGATCGACGAGGCGCAGGAGTACCAGGACGATCAGGAGAGCTCGCTCAAGTACACCGTTTCCGACAGCCCGAATCCGCAGACGATCCTCTGCGGGACGCCGCCGACGCCCATCAGCGCCGGAACGGTGTTCGTAAAGTTCCGGCAGAGCTGTCTCGCCGGGGAGCTGAAGCACAGCGGCTGGGCGGAGTGGTCGGTGGAGTATCAGACGGACCCGAGGGACAAGGAGGCGTGGTATCTTACCAACCCGAGCCTCGGAACCATCCTCAACGAGCGGAAGATCACGGACGAGATCGGGCCCGATCCGGTCGATTTCAACATCCAGCGTCTCGGTCTGTGGCTCACCTACAACCAGAAGAGCGCCATTTCGGAGGCCGAGTGGCAGAGCATCCAGACGGATGTGGTGCCGGAGCTGACGGGGAAGATCGTTGTCGGGATCAAGTTTTCCCACGACGCGGCGTCTGTTTCTCTCGGCGTGGCCGCGCGGACGAAGGACGGCCGGATCTACACGGAGGTCATCGACTGCCGCAGCACGCGCAGCGGCACGGCGTGGATCCTGGACTTTCTCAAAAAGACCGCAGGCTCCACCAAAAAGGTCATTATCGACGGCGCAAGCGGTCAGCAGCTGCTCGCCGATGAGATGAAGGCCGCGAAGCTCAAGCCGCCGCACCTGCCGACGACGCGGGACGTGATCACGGCGAACGCCGTTTTTGAGCCCAGGATCGAGCAGGGCATCCTATGCCACAGCGGACAGCCCAGCCTTGCGCAGGCGGCCTCCAGCTGCGAGCACCGCGCGATCGGCTCCAACGGCGGCTTCGGCTACCGGGCCATCAAGGAGGGCGTGGATATTTCCGTTCTGGACTGCGCCGTGCTGGCGTGCTGGGGCGTTGACGAATTCAAGGAAACGCAGATCCGGCAGAGGATCTCGTACTGACAGATCGTGTTCAATTCGGACACACGTCCGATTAACAAAACTACCTCGACGGAGGGTATAAACGGAGGATTCATTATGGCAGAGTTTACACCGATCACCACGCAGGAAGCGTTTGACGAGGCGATCAAGAGCAGACTGGAGCGGGAGCGCGCATCCGTCCGGAAGGAATACGCCGACTACGACAGTCTCAAGGAGAGCCTTGCCAAGAAAACCAAAGAGGCCGAAGAGCTTACGGGCAGCATCGGCGGTCTGAAGGCGCAGATCGACGAGCTGAGCAAAAAGGTGAGCACAAACGAGACCGACTCGGCAAAAACGCGGATCGCATACCAGATGGGACTTCCCTATGAGATGTCCACGCGGCTCGTCGGCAGCACCGAGGACGAGATCCGAAAGGACGCTGAGGCCCTGCAGAGGCTTGTCGGCGGCGCCAGAGCGCAGCCCATGTTTTCGCCGGAGGGCGGCGAAGGCGACGCCAAAGACGCAGCGCTCCGAAAAATGCTCGGAGACATGAAAAACTGAAAAGGAGTTTAATTCCATGGCTGACAATTCTACGCATACCATTTCCAAGGGGACCATGTTCCCTCCCCAGCTCGCTGCCGAGATCTTCAACAAGGTCAAGGGTCATTCCTCCCTTGCCATGATGACGCCCAGCGAGCCCATTCCCTTTAACGGCAAGGACATTTTCACGTTCTCGCTCGACCACGAGATCGCCATCGTCGGCGAGAACGCCGCCAAGCCCGCGGGCGGCGCCACCGTGACGCCGGTGCAGATCCGCCCGGTCAAGGTCGTGTATCAGTCCCGCGTTTCGGACGAGTTCATGCTGGCGGCCGAGGAGGCGCAGCTCGACACGCTGCGCGCCTTTGTGGACGGCTTTTCCGCGAAGGTGGCCCGCGGTCTGGACATCATGGCGATGCACGGCGTGAACCCCTTCGACGGCAGCGCGTCGAGCATCGTCGGCAACAACCACTTCGATTACGCGATCCCCGAAGCGAACAAGATCGTGTACGGTCACGACAGCTCCGCCGCGGACGCCAACATTGAGGAGGCTCTCGGGAAGATCGAAAGCCCGACCGGCATCATCATGGGCAAGACCATCCGCACGGCGGTCGCCGAGCTGACCACCAGCAACGCCCGCAAGTACCCCGACTTCGCGTGGGGCGCGACGCCGCCCACGCTTGGCGGCATGAAGCTCGACAGCAACTCCACCGTGGAGTTCAACGCCAGCAAGGACCGCGCCATCGTCGGCGACTTCTCCGCTTTCCGCTGGGGCTTTGCCAAGGAAATGCCGATGGAGATCATTGAGTACGGCGATCCGGACGGCTCCGGCACCGATCTGAAAAAGGCCAACCAGGTGCTGATCCGCAGCGAGGCGTACATCGGCTGGGCAATCCTTGACGGGGCGTGCTTTGCGAGGGTCTACGCAAACCCTTGAGCGCGAACCTGACTGTGCTCAAGTTGGGTTCGCTGACTCTGACGCCGGAGTTTGATCCCGGTGTGACCGAATACACGGCGTCAACGAGCAACGCGACCACTGCCGTAACCGCTACGCCGGAGGACAGCAGCGCCGCCGTGACTCTCAAGCTCGGCGGGGCTACCGTCACGTCTCCCGTAACGTGGGCAAGCGGCGAAAACACGCTGACGGCGGAGGTCACCAACGGCGACGTATCCAAGACCTACACCGTGACCGTGACGAAGACCGGAGCGTGACCATGAGCAGCAAGGCATTTGCCAGCGTCAACG